CTACGCGCTGCACGGCAGCACCCCGCAGGTTTCTCTAAGAGTGGCCATAGGCTCCCCGGAAAATCCGGGCAGGAGTGCTCTCCTCGGCTATGCTTCCCCCCGGGGGTGTAACCCCAGCACAGCTAGTTCTTACCGCACGCAGACTGCACCGGCCGCTACTCGGTGGCAGGCAAGAGATCTACCTGGTCTGACAACGACTGATCAAGCTCCCATCCACCCCCGCTCGTCGCGCAGGAGGTTCTTGGATGCGATCTCGGTCCACAGCAACCCCTGATTGATGCTGTCCCTGCTTAGTCGCCCAGCAGGTACCCAGACATGCCACCCCAACTCGTCACCGATTGCAGCGGAGATCACTGCCCCCATTCCCCACTCGTCCCCCACGACGCCCTTGAGTCTACCACACACCCAGTCGAACCACACGTTGCGTGGCCATGCTTTCCATCGCGCAGAGACCCTCTCACGGTCCCCAGGGTCGAACAGCCCTAGCACGGAGTCAAGCCCAGCCTTCAGCTTCCTGCGCAACACGCTGGGAAGGAACATGGGATCAACCGTGTACGCCGGGGGTTTGAAGTCGACATCCTTGCCATCGAACGCACGCGCCAAGGAGATGTTTGCCACGTTACTCACGCGACGTATCTTGATGTCCACAGGCTTCTCAGCACCCCAACTCCCACCCTGCACACCCATCAGCACGCCCTCAACAGCGCCCGCCGCCACATCCCTGTCAGAGAACACCCCGCCATGCGACGCCATGTTCCTCTCAGCGACACGACGAACAGCACGAGGAACGCGCTCGGGGTCAGTGGCGGCGACAATCCTCCCCTCCTGCTCCTTGCCGAGCAGATCGTCCTCCCGCACTTGACGCCACGTACACGGCCCGACCTCGAGCCCAAGACCGCCGAGGGACTTCGGTGTGCGAAGAAGGTCGACAACCTCAGACCGCGAAGCGCGAGTGAACCCGGCAATGTCGCGGATGCAATGCTCACGAACACGACTGAGCACACCACCGCGAGCGACGAGCCTGGACCACGAAGCGGCACGTGACTGTACGGACATCTTGCCACCCGCCCACGCGTTTGCGTACATGAGTGACGGCACCGCGCGCCCAAGGTACCCAGCAACCCGGTCGTCCGTGATGACCAGCCGCAAGAACTCCGTCCTGGAGGTAGAGACGAAGAACTTCCCAGGGTTGACAGGCAGCACACGCATGTAACTCTGTACCCAAGTGGCGGCCTGGGACCACGAGTCAGCGAAGAGCAACGCGTCGTCACCCTGGAACGCCATCGCGTCAACAGGAGGCAAGGAACCTCGAGTCACAGCAACGATACCCACGAACTCGATGTAGTTCATGAGAGTGCCGAGGACAGAGGTCCAAGCCCACCCGGAGAGAAGACCGCGAACATGCTTCCACGAGTAGGACTCCCAGTTCACAGAACCCGCCCTGATCCTGTTGATGACGATCTCGGTGATGCGAGCGTGGAGAGCGGTGTCGGGCGCCTTCTCACGAGCACGAGCGCAGATGTACGTCACCATCGAGATGATGATGTCCATCCACGGGACGTGATCGAACGTCGACTGGTCGATGGGGACCCCGACCGAGTTGGCCATCCGACTGCGCCACATCCGCCACCGTGACACCTGCTTCAGCTTGCTGGACAAGGTGGTCGGGAACACTGACTCAAGTGCCCCCTCCACGCCCTGCGTGAGCCACTTCATCTGCAGGTAGAGATCCCAGTCGCTGGACACAGTGTTGCGAGTCTTGGACCTCTCACGCTTCGGATTCACCTTGTTCTGAGGTGGAGTTGTTGAGAACATGTCACGCAGGAGCTCGTGCTGCGAGGATGCGAGGTAGGTTGAGAACTTCGTCCTCTTGCTACCCTCAAGTGCCCGAGAAGTCGTGGCCCCGTTGGCGAGCCACCGACTCGGGCACTTGAGCCACTCCAGCATCGAGAGCTGCTCCCCGAACACCATCCCCTTCGCCTCCAAGCCCCTGAAGCCCGCTTCAACAAGTCTGCGCCTGTCTGAGTTCTTCCCGTCCTCAGGCTTCACAGTGTACACCCACTCCTCCAACTGCGCAGCGAAGTCAGCATCCTTGACCGGAGGCGCACCGAAGAACAACTCCAGAGATGTCAGGGACATCCAGAGCGGCACTCGGTTCGCAACTTCCGGCCAGAGGATCTCACCGTGCTTCTTCGCAACCTCCGACAGCTCCTTGAAGATCGGTACCAACCACTCGTTCGCGATGCGGTCAAGACTGAGTTCTTCGAACAGTCTGATGACACGCTCACGGTGTGGATCGACATCAAGCAACAACCGGATCTGGTCACGCGCAGGCCCCTGCCCAACCTTCACATCCCTACCTACCTCAGAAGTCATGCGGTACCCCCTCTGCAACCCTTCGAACCACCCATCATGCCACTTCACACGCTTCAGCGTCGTGGACCCATGCTGCACAACCCCTTCCCCAACCCCCTCGCCAGCGTCTAGGATCGTCCAGATGCACATCTTCAGATCCTGTAGAGCTGCCCCAGCGGCACCAGGCGACGGGAGGATCTCTCTCGCGCCAGGTATGTCGCGTAGACACTCGTACAGGGAGTCTCTCGAAGTGTCGCCACCTCTGTACACCTTGAACGTCCGCAGCCAGCCATCCTGGTACTCAGCGAAATATGCCCTGCAGTGCCCCCATGAACTGGGTAGGCACTGCAACGCTAGATGCTTCGTACTTCCTGACGGCCCTTGGAACGCAAGTCTTCACGAGACAGTGAGCACCCGCGACTGTCTTGATGACCGGGGCGTCGACGATCAACCTCAACGTCGTGTCAGTCCGCGGGGAGATGGTAGGCACCGTCCCCATCGTCCTGTTGAACAACGCGACATCCGCGAACTTGTCCATCCCCACCAGAGCCGCGTCCATGGCAAGCGCACACGGGTTCGCACAACCGTCCTTCAGACCACAGATCACCAACCCGTCCGTAGTCCAGACATCGTACGGGGGGTTGGCTCTGTCCTCAAGGCCCTCCCCAGGCGCAGTGATGAGGAGGTGCCTAGCCTCTGTGGTGTGCGCGTTCCCGAACTTGAGCCAGTCAGCCCTGGGTGTGGAGTCGTCCACCAACGAAGTTGGAGCCAGGGACGGAGGGTTTCCGACTTGCAAGTAGTCGAAGTTGTCCCCGAACACGATCGGGTACATGTACGGAGGGATGCGCTCGATCGAGTGCCCAGCACCAGTCGCGTGCCGCAGAGCCTTCGTCCACGAGGATCCGAGGGCGGTCGACTTCTTGATCCGGGAGACTAAGTCCGTACTCAGACCACAACCAGAGGAGTGCCTTGAGTTGAAACCACGGCTCATCTGACGTTCGAAGTTGTCGACTTGGGCATCTTGGGAGCCACGTCCAAGCAACGCGTCCCCCAAGTACCCCACTCCCGCCATCGCGTGCAGGTCGCCAATCGATCCGGATGGGTTTGTCCCGAACTTCATGTCGAACACCATCGCCTTGACGGTGGCGAAGATGCAGATTGCACGCCGAATCCCGCCGGGCGAAGTCTTCTCGTACAGCGGCACAGTCTCGACGCCCCTTGTCAGGCACCCGTTCTCCGCTAGGTACACGACGGCCGGTGACACAGTGTGCGACCGCCACTCCGACCGCGCAGTGTGGAACCTGCGTGGCATCAGTCCCGTACCAGAGAGAAGACGGTCGTCTGGCGTTGACCCATCCGAGTACGGCACGCAACCCGATGCCCACTGCAGATCCGACTCCGACGGAGCAACTTCCGTCTCCACCGTAGGCCCAAGCACCATCAGCTCTGAAGCAGCGCTCACGGCAGCGACCTCCGCCCCCAGTCCCCTGAACTGGTGGCAGAAGTGCCGCCAGGTTGCGGCACATGTCAACTCCGGCAGGGGCACCAAGACCTCCTTCCCCTCCGTGACGATGATCGCCTGCAGCGCAGCGAGCGCGCGTTCCGCAGTCACGAGCGTGCTTGGCTGGAGCCCGTCGTTCCTCCCACTCCTCCACTCCGCCCGCCGCTCCGGCGTGAAGAGTTCGAGTTCGCGACACCGAAGTGCACCGCCCGTCCACACCAAGGCAGCGGTCTTGAACCTGTAGCACACTGAGATCTTGAGTACTACAGATGCCGCCCCGTCCACAGTCGGTTCCACGATCTGCGTACGCATCGACACAGACATGCTCCCACTCGACGTCACCGGCTTGTCGTTCTCGTCCAAGGTCACGATCTCGACCAGCTTCGAACGCACCACCTCCTCCACCGCATCCTGGATGTGCCGCCTGCGCACGCTCACAGCCGCCGCGTCCCCCTCCCCCAGACGCTCCAACTCCTCCTCGACGCTGGCGACTTGATCGTCCAGCTTCTCGTACTCCTCCTTCGGCGGCTTCGGATCCGTGTGCTGCAGCCTCCGCAGCGCCCTCTTCTGCTCCCGTAGGTCCGCCTTCGCCTGCTCGTGTAGCTGGATCAGGTCCACAAGAAGCGGGGCCGGGATGGTCACATCCTCCAGCGGTACAACGATCTCCGGGATCTCGCCGTTCTCCACAGACAGGAGTGAGTCGATGTGGGACTCTCCCGTGAAGATCACCGGACAAGCAGGCTGCCCCTGCGACCCCATCGAACTCATCGTCCACGAGCAGGCCCAGCACACGAGAGCCAGCGGATCCTGAACCCACGGGCCCCGCTTCGTCTGCATCTCGATCGGGAACCGAGAGTGTGACCTCCACCCGCCCCCACTCGCCCAAGTGTGCAGCACCTGCTCCGAGTAGATCCCGTCGATCCACCGCCGCGGGGTGAGTTCCACAAGCTTCACAGGCTGCCCGAGATCGAGCCACCTGAGTGGGACCTGCATCATCATCCGCAGGATGTTGAGCCCAGCAGAGCTCAACGACGTGTGGTTCCCCCTCCCCATCGACGCACCCGTGACCTTCAGCAACGACGCGTGATGCCCGGCACGCCTCTTCGCCACCATCGCCTCCTTCTCCCCCGGCTTCGTCATCACGTGGACGCCAAGCGTCCGCGGAGCGATCTGGTCCTTCGTGATCACGGTGTCGAACTCCCCCTGAGCAAGAACGACATCCTCGCTGAGGTTGTAGGACGGACCTTCCTTCTCCTGGCCGTGAACGACGCGGGCGGAGCCAAGGCGCCAGTCTGCGGTCGCCAGGACGGCGTCGATCGTCTCGTCGTCCAGGCGCGGAACTGCACGCATGATCCCAGCGATCTCCTCGACGGAGAGCGAGTTGAACGCGTAGTTCGCGAAGCTGTCCTCCGGCCTCGCCGGTCCATCTCCACCACGCAGCGCTCCACCTTGTTGGGCGCCGCCCGGTCCGTCCCCCTGGACTTCCCGGTTGTGTGGAGAGCCTTGCTCCTCCACGATCTCTGGGGCCGCCTGCTCCCCTGCTCTCGTACTGGTCGGCTCCCGCGTATCATCAGTTGAACTCATGTTGGCGGAAGTCTGGCGCGCTTCGGTTACGATCCATGCGCGACGCCTGCCCGGCAAACGATCCAGTCTACGATCTGGCGAACGGACCATCAGACGTGAACGCGTCGGACACGCCGTGCTTACTCTCCAGCTTCACCTGCTAGTACCGAGTGGTAACCGGCAGCGATGTGCGACCAGACACACCGCTGACAGCGCACCGTCTCCTGCAGTTATCCCAGACTCAGTCCATCCCTCCGCTCTTGGTTATCGGCTAGTTCCTAGGTTGTCCACCTCCGGGGGGAAGAAGACAGGTCCTCAGGTTCGTTTCCGTGCAATGCACGACCTGCTCGTACTAGCGTGGCAGGGAGATTCTCACACCCCTACCACTCGCTGTGACGGTACACAGACGACGACACCGCTCAAACGTTGGGTCCAACCTACCTCCGGTCCCCTGCGTCAGCAGCCTCCACTGGAGACACAACGTGTC